ATTTCTAGATTTCCTCCAGCAACGCAGTCACAGCAACGCTGCCCGTTGCACTCAGATTGACGATCAGCGCACCATCCACTGGCCCCGTCACGGTCTGCCGTTTACTGAGCGCATACACACGAAACTTTTCTTCCGCGCCAAGAAAGACCTTGATCAGCGGGTTGGAGGAAGCGCTTGGATCACTGATCGCATACGTCCAGTGTAGACGGACGCGCTTTCCTGACGCCGGGGTGTAGACAGTGGTCGAGCCGGAAGCGGTGACAGTGGCGACCACATGGGTGTACTCCTGTTCGCCGCTGTCCTGAACATGACTGACGCCGCTCAGGCTCCCCGTGGTCATCGATTACCCCAGCTTGGCTCTCAGCGTGTCCAGCGCCTTCTCGGCCTTCGCCCTGCGGTCCTCGACAGCCTTGATCTCGGCCTCCATAGCAGCCAGGGCCGCAGCATGCGCTGCCTGCGCCTGCGCCAGCTTGGTTTCGTACTCGGCGTTGATGCCGTCCAGCTTCTGCTGGACATCCGCGAGCTTCTTGTTGGCCGCAGCCAGCTTGGCCTTGGCGTCAGCCTGCTGGGACGCCAGAACTTCGTTCTCGGCTTCACGCTGCGCCGCAGCCGCTTCCATGAACTTCGCTTGGTCTGCCATCACACGGGCAGCTTCTTCACGAACATCAGCGGCGTACTTGTCAGCCTGCGAATAGATGTCGGCAACATCTTGCTGTGCCTTCTCGAAGGCACGCTTCTGCTCGGCCAGACCACGGTCGAAATCGCTCTTCTTTGCGACAGCTTCGATGACGGCAGGGATCGACTCCAGCACCGGACCCCAGAGGTCTTGAAACTTGCGCAGCGCTCCAACATCAACGTTCATGATTACCTCCCGGGCATGCCCGCTTGGATGACTGTCATCGTCACCGTGCCGCTTGTGTAAACGCTCACGGACAGACGAATAGCCGTTACCGGGTACGCGTAGTTGCCGTCCAACGATGTGGTCTTCGTCGCCAAACTAGCGTTGGAGTACCACACAGCGGAAGCCGGACTGAATCCGGGCGCCCAGATGTCGTCGAACGTATGTTGCACCGAATAGGTGAGGGATGCCCCTGCGGACACCGCGACGCCAACACCCACGTTGAATGGGCCTTGGTTCACATCCATCGGGATGGGCGGCGAGTCCGTCAGGGACGAGAGGGTGATACGTACAGGACGCATGGTGGCCCCTAAAGGCTAAACCCCGCCGAAGCGGGGTCGGGATCAGTTCTGGAAGGTGGTCGGGTTCTGCGAACCGTCCGAAGCACGCTGGATGTACGTGATCAGCAGCGAACCGGCGCCCGCGTTCAACGTTGCGGAGGTGTACGTGATGGTCGCATCCGTGGAGCCGACATTGCTGAACAGCGCCGCCTGAGCACCAGACGCAGGCGTGATCCCCAGATTGCCTGCCGTGCCCGCCGTGATGGTCAGTTGGCCAATCTGCGTGCCGCCGAGCAGAACCGTGAAGGTGCCAGACGAACCAGAAGTGAACGTCGTGGACTGCTGCAGCGTGATGCTGACGATCTGCGAACCGGCGGGGAGGATGCACGCCACCGAAGCAGCGGCATCCGCGGAGGTGACCGCAGCCGATTGACCGAGAACCGCAAGGCCGGTATTGCGGCCCGGGTTGTAGCGTTGCGTGCCCGAGCGGAGCGGACCAGAGAAAGTCGAGAAGCTCATGGTTTTTCCTCAATCTGCACCCGCCGTCCTTGAGGGAGGTCTGCCGAGTCAGTCGGCGGGCTGTGATGGTTCTCGGGCGCCCGTTCGGGCTATGCCCGAGCCTAGCATATTGAGGGGCAAAAGAAAAGGCCCGCCGAAGCGGGCCTTGGACACGCACCTGGGTATCAGGCGCCGGGGGAACCGAAGGCACCCAGCGGGTCGCTGACGCCGAAGCTGTAACGCTCACGGGCCTTGTAGCGGCTGTTGCCGGTGTCGAAGTCGGCGTCCATGCTGGTTGCCAGGGGCACCCGCACGAAGTGCTTCAGACCGTTCGGGACGTCCGTCGTCAGGAACCACGCGTTGGTGTCCGTCAACCAGTGGTTAATGGTGTAGCCCTCGGGGACGCTGCCGTTGTTCTTCAGGGCGTTGATGTCGTTGTCGGTGGTGCCAACACGGAGGTTGGTCTCCAACAGACGCGTAGCAACGAACTGGAGCGCCGGGGGCACGATCAGCTTGCGGGGCTTGGCGGCGATGAGCAGACCACGCTCGTCCGTCCAACCAGCGATCTGGATCACAGCCGCTTCGAGGGACGTTTCGTTCAGGTCAGCATTCGTCGAAGGACGGTTGCTGTTGACGCCACCAGACACCAGCGGGTGAGCGGTGCTGAACAGAGGTTGACCGTCGCCGTAGGTCACGGCGCTGGCGAAACCGTTGTTCAGGATGGCAGCGGCCTTGACCTGCTTGGTGTACGCCATTGCCCGGGCCAGGGCCTTGGTGTACCGCGCCGACAGACTGTCGTACAGGTTGTCTTCCATCGCCTCTTCGGTGATGGAGAAGCCCATAGCGATGGTCTCGTGGTTGTAACGAGCGGTCCAGGCTTCCTGCGCGTTGTCGTAGGAGATGGCCTGACCTTCGTTCTTCACCGGAGCGGCGCTGAAGCCGGAGAGCTTGGTCTCCTCTTCGAACGAGCGGTCGGAGGTCTCCGTTTCGTAGATCTCCTTGTGCTCTTCGCCGTAGCGCTTGTACTCCAGACCGAACAGGGCGTTGAGCCCGGGGAGCAGTTCCTTGAGAAGCTGGGCACGAGAAATTGCCATGATGGATGCTCCTTATCAGGCGATCTGAGTGGCGTTGTAGTACGAGTGGTAGCCGAAGTTCATCTTGACGAGAACCTCGGAGTACCCGACGAAAGCCACCGCCGACAGCGCAGGGGCAGTGATTGCGGCCGAAACCGTCACAGCCGTCGAACTGGTAACCGCCGTCACGTAGGTGTACAGACCTTGAGCGCCGCCCGCCGTGGCCGCAGGGATGATGACCTGCATGCCCGGGAACACGCCCGTGGTAGACCCCACCGTCAGCAACGTAGCGCCTGATGGCGCCGCCCCTGTGAGGGCCGTGGTTACCGTGCTGGCGGTATCCGACACCAGTTGAACGATGCGGAACGGCGCCGTAGTGCTGTTGTCCTTGCGGACGTTGCCCGTGCCGTTGCTTGCACCCGGGGTGTTGCCCGTGACGCCCGCCAGCGAGTTGCCCGTGGCCGTCGAACCGCCGTTGCCCGTAACGAAGTAGGCGTTGGTGCCCACGAACGCTTGCGACATGAAGCCGATGGTCGTGCCCGTGTTGGCGTTGGTTGCGCCGGTCTGGGTCAGGACAGCGGCCTTGAAGATCGCATCCGGGTCATCCAGGACGTAGGCCACGGCGTCTTGCGCCACCGTGCCCGCAGGCCAGTACTGCTGGCGGATCTTGCCGAAGATCGGACCCGAGGGCGGGCTGTATTCGCAGCCCAGGAAGACACCGACGGTGCCGGGAACCGCCGCCTGAGCCGCCTGCGAAGTGCTGGGGACCGTGGTGGAGGTGACGATGGCCGTGCCGGTGGCCGTGAGCTGGACGAGGTCGCCGTTGAAGATCGACGTACCGTAGGCCGATGCAATCGGCACCATGCGCGTCGAGCCAGCGAAAACCTGACCGCCGATCAGATTGACCGGCTCAAGGCCGTAGGGCCGATCAATAGTGGGGTAAGCCATTTATGACTCCTGAATCATTGACCGCGTCCGAACGACACTTCGGAACGACGCTGCTTGAACAGCGGCATCCGGGGGTCATTCTCGCGCATGAAGGTGTTGTCCACAGACTCCATCTGCCCCGTCGCCTGACCGAGGTAGAAGGCATTCCGTTGATCAACGAGTTCTTTGGGGGTTCGGCAAAGCAACAGGCCACCAACCTCCACGCTGCCAGGAAGACGAGGCTTGTCGTCACACTGGTGGGCGTATTCAGGATGATCTGCAACCTTGACAGGCTCCCAGCCTTCGCGGATCTTGGAAGAGATGTTCCTCGGGTCGGCGGTACCCAAGGTGCTGACACGAATCCAGCGGTACGCGTAGTTGGGATCCTTGGGGGGATCCGGCAACAGTTCAGCAGGCATCCACGTCTTGGGACGCTCCGCCTTGGCGCGAGTCTCAAACTCGCGGGGGATCCGTGGGGTCTCAGGCATTCTCATTCCTCGTCAGTTCCGCAGCAGCTTGTGCGTATTGTTGGGGGGTGAGCCCAAGTCGCTTGGCAGTGGACAGTTGACTCTGCGTCAGCACGACTTTTTTGGCCGACGTTGCCCTGCTCGATGGCGCTACAACCGTAGCGGGTTTTTTGGTCGGGGTCTCCGACCTGTCCACGGGGGACTCGAATTTGTCCGGGAAGACTTGCCGCATCCTCCGGTCGATGACTGAGTAGTACTCGTCCGATCCGAGAGTCATGCCAGTTTTGGCGAGCTTGTTGTGCAGGCCGAACGCCAAGCTCGTCATCTCATCGTCTTCACCGAACCACGGGTTCTTCTGCTTCCAAGCGACAAACTTGGCATCAGGTTGCTGAACCGGTGTCGTAGGCGCGGCCTGTTGTGCCGACACGTTATCAGGTTCCGCCGCCCTTTGCAAGGGGGGCTTGAATGCCTTGACGCGTTGTTGGTTGAAGACCGCTTCGTTGAGCTTGGCCTGGGCGTCCACAAAGGCTTCGGTATCCCCCGCCTCATGTGCAGCCTTGAGCGCGGCTTTGGCCTTCTCGACCTCCACCTCCGCCAGCTTCTGCGCTTGGGAGATAAACCCAGTCTGCCCTTGGGTCAACTGCTCCTTGAGCTTCTTGTTCTCATCGACCAGCGCCTGTGCGGCTCTGATGGCTTCGTTGTGCTGCCGCTCCAGGGTTTCCTTGGCACGCCGCTCATCGTGACGGGCGTGGGTCAGTTCCTTGATGCGGGCACGTACCTTCTCGCTGTAGTCCTGAAGCTCATCGTCAGTAGGGTCATTGACCGGACGATCCAGGGGTTTGCGACCACGGTCCACCTCAGGGGTGTCGTCCACCACCTCGACCTCGGTGTCGTTGCCCTCGATCTCGAAATCGACCTTCTCTTCCTTGGTATTCACCGGCACTTCGTCCGGGAACTTGAACTCTTGCCTGTCCATGCTTATCCCCTCTGCACACCACGCGGGTCTTGAATGACAGCCTCAACGCTGTCGTCGTTGATGATGCGGAACTCCCGCCCGTGAATCTTCAGCCGAGTGCCGCTGTTGGGGCGGACAAGGATGAAATCGCCCACCTTGCAGGACGGGCCGGAAGGGAACCGAAGGGGATCCTTGTAGCAGTCCGGACCCATCTTGACGACGAACAGCACGGGCGACAGCACTTCCTCGAAGTGCATCGTCTGACCGGACTTGAGAATGCCGCTGTCGAAGGACTCTTCAGCCTCCGGAAGCATGCACAAGAGGTGGTACGTGACAGGGTCGGGTACTTGCCGTGCCTTTTCTCCATCAGTTTCAGGCAGGACGGTCTCGTTTTTCCCGTCCGACAGGATAAGTTCACTCATCTTCCGATTGCTCCAATGCAGACTGTAGGTCAAGGATTTCACGCTCTGCGACAGCCAGTCCGTGTATCTGTCCGCAGAGATTCCGGTATTCACCGAAATCTTTAGCGCCTCCACCAGCGACGGTATCGGCGATGTCATTCATACGCTCGCGCAACTTCTTGCGCAAGATTCCGAGAGTTTTGGTATCTTCCATCACTTCACCCCAGGGCTAGGTTGCGCGGCCCGCTGCGCCGCTCTCTGAGCTTCACGTTGCGCCTTGATGGCGTCGCTCTGCATCTGCTGGCGCATCTTCTGGCGGTGGATCTGCTCCTTGTGGGTCAGTTCCTGCTGCGCCATAGCGGCCTTAAGCTGGGGGTCTTCCTTGCCTTTGTTGGCGTCGATCAGCGTTTTCATGCGGTCAAGCTCCAGGCGGGCTTTCCCAAGCTCGAAGTCGTACTGGTCGTTCATAGCCTTGCGCTGGCTATCGCGTTCCTTAAGCTGGAGTTCAGCCTGCTTAAGCTGCATCTCCGGGTCCTGCGCCTGCTGTTGCGCTTGCTGCTGAGCAGCCTGCGCTTGGTTCTGCATCATTGTGCGCTGTGCAGCGGCAGCGATCAGCGGCGCGATGGCCTTCTCGTCACTCGGGCTGATGGGCACCTCATCGTCCTCGTCCAAGGCGGGCAGCGGTACCCCAAGCTGCATCTCGATCTGCGCCCTGTATGCAAACGCTGTGTGCTCTGCGACGTGCGCCATGAGCGCGGCCATCATCTGTTGCGCAGCGGGGTTCTGACCGATAGCCGCCGCGATCCGGGGGTCCTGCATGAACGACTGGTGCGTGGCGATGTGCGCCTCGTGGTCTTGGTACGCGAACGCCTTCAGCGGCTTCATGCGAAGCACGTCCATGTTCTCCGTGACCGGGTCGGTGGGCTTGCGGTCTTCCGGCAGTTCGACGAGCTTGTCGGCGTTCTTGATCCCCAGCACCTCAAGCATCTGCCGGTGCAGCCGGGGTATGTTGTAGACCTGAGGCGCACTCTGCGACATCTGGAATGCCGCCTGATACTGCACCAGCCGCTGGCTCATGGTGGCCGCGTTCGGGTCCGACACCGGGATGATCTCGGTGTAGCGGTAGTCGCTGCGCTTGGCCCGGGCGCCCTCGGGAGACTCAGCCTCGTAGCTGTAGTCCTCGTCGGTGTAGTCCCTGATGATCGCGGCCAGGAGCTTCAACTCCTGCTTCATGGCGAAGTGCATCCGCGCCTGGACCGCACTCATGATCTTCAACTGCCGCTCCAGCAGGGCCAGGGTGGTACCCACCGGGGCCTGGGCGCTCATGTCGCTGACCTTCATGTCCGCAGTGGCTGCGAACCGCCGAGCCTCGTCCACGATGCCGTTCAGCAGGGCCAGGAGCGTCTGTGAGGGCTCCTTGTAGGGCAGGGGCATGATGTTGTCACGCACCGTCCCGCTGGGCACGTCCACGTCCCTGAACTCGCCCGGAGCGATGGGAGTGTCGTCACCCTTGATCCGCAGCCCCCGAGCCTTCAGCCCCCCGGGCAGGTTCGCCAGCGTGCCCGCATCCACCAGTTGCCGGGTCAGCGACGTAGCGCTCTTGGCCGCGCCTCCGATGAGGTGGATCAGGCCGAATCCGTAGCTTCCGAACCCGGGCACGTACTGGTAGTGCACGAAGTGCTGGCGCGACTGCCGCGTCTGGTCATCCTCCAAATAGTTTCTGCGGATGGACAGGATCTCCTGGGTGTCTTTCAGGATCGTGACGACGTAGGGCAGAGCGATGCCCGTGGGCTCACCGTCTTCCTCGTCTTCGAACCCAGGCAGGTCAAGCTCTACGTGCACCTCAAGCAGGAGGTACCGGTCGTCGTAGGACGCGGAGAACCCTGTCTCGCTGTCCTTGCTCTTCTGGATCTCAGTGATGTCCTTCCCGGGCTCGTGAAGCTCTATGTCCCGGTAGAACTTCGCTGCCTGCAGCTTGGTGATGTCGTTCTTGTTCTTACGCATCCTGTGCGTAATCCGTGGGCACGACGACAGTTCCGACGTACCGTAGGGCAGGATGACATCCTCAGCCGGGATGAACATCGACACCTGCCGCTCCAGGCTCGGGTCGTAATAGACCTTCTTGAACGCCGAACCAGCGATAGGCAGGTTCCACAGCAGTTTCTCGTGCTCCGGACGATACTCCGTCATGACTTCCGTCAGTTGGTAGTTCATGTCGTCCTTGACACGCGCCGCAGCGTCCTCCTTCTCCCGTGTCTTCTTCCCGATGATGTTGGTCTTCACCGGCCCCTGTGCCGGGAACGTCTCGGTGATCGACTCGCTCTGGAACCGCACCACCGCCTCGGTGAGGATGGGGGAGAAAACCCCGCAGGCGCCCGACCACGGCTCGGTGCGATCCTCGACCTTGAGCCCCAGCAGCTTCAACCCTTCGGAGTACGTCCTCTCCCAGTCCTTGCGCCCTTGCAGGTCCTCATCGACGTCGCTGATCAACTGCCCAGCCAGCGTCTGCAGTGCGCCCTCGTCCATGAACTCTGCGAGGTTGGCATCGAAGTCCTCCGGGCTGTCACCCCCAGGCTCCAGGGTGATCTCCAGGCCGTCTACGCCGACCGTGACGCTGTCAGGGTTCTCGATCTCAATCTCGATGGCAGGTTCGTTGGCAAGTCCCATCAGCGGCGTGGGGCTGGCAAGGAGGGCTTTGTCGATATTCGTCGCCATGGTGTGTCCTTAGATCAACTTCACGTTACCGCCGCCGTTGAAGCGCAACGATTTTTTCGCTTTCTCAAGCAGTGATTGTGCAGTACTTTTCTCAGGCTGCCGTGTGTACGGCGGCAGATCGCGCGGATCAAGCCGCGTTTGGCGAAGCCCTGTGATAGCGTTATACGTTTCGCGCACAGCGCGGTCTTTGAACAGCGTTTTGCGCAGTTCGGGATCTTTCGTCAAGTCCACACCAAGCGTCTGCTCTGCCGCAGCCAAAGACGCGAGCTGCTCGTACAGAAGAACTTCCGGTGGATTGCGCTTGAGCAAGTTCTTATTGAAATACGCGCTGGAAATGCCGTATTTAGATTTCAAATACGGTGCGACGTCCATAGCGTCAAGCACAAACTTGCCACGAGCATCGGGCTTGTTGGCCAGCTCATCAAACTTTTCGTTTATGAGTGCCGGATCCCCTAGCTGCTTTTTCGCCATCGCATGCTCAGCTTCATGCGCAAAAGTGTCTGGTTTGGCATCCGGTGAAGCAAAGATAGCTCCCCGCGCTGCACGATTCTTCTCCGTTTGAGAAATGCGCGGGTCAGCCACCACGAAGCCCAGCGCGTTTGTGTTACGCAGTTCAGGCACAGTGTAGGCAACAAGATCCGCAATGCCCGCAGTGTTGGCAGGCATCCCTTTCGTAGAGATCTCGCTCAACCTCGCGGGCGAAACGCCTGCTTCGGCGAGCAGGGCCAGCGTTTGGGCGTCAAGTTTGTCCATGGTGGGCTCCAGTACGTCGCTCTCAGCGACGCGTCACACGGTTGGTCTGGGGGTTGTAGGTCAATGACCCTGTACGCCCCGCACGTTTGGCACGGTCCAAGGCTCGCTCCTCGGCTGTCATGGCGTTGCGGGCTTTGCCTGCTTCGGTGAGTTCGCCTTTGTCATTCACATGCCCCCGGCTCTTGAGGATGTCCAACGCGGCTTGGCGCACGTCCCCGGTCATACCAGAGTTCTTCAACTGCCATGTGAGGCGGTCGATAAGCTGATTGGCACCGGAGAAGTCGGTCATTGCAGTGTTGGGGGTCAGTAGTACGCCGTGCGGCGTGCGGCGGCTGGAGTGTAGTCCTGATAGTCGGACGGCAGGCCGATGAACCCACCCTGGCGGAACCGCGCAAGCGCCATGGATACGCAGTCCACTTGGTCGTCGTTGGACCCGAACGGGAACGCCACGCACTCCTCGATCACATCTTCAGCCCACCGCCGTCCCTCGGGGTACCACACCATACCGGAGCGGATCACGTCGGCCACGGCGTTTATGCGTGCAACTTTGTCCCCGGTACCCCTGTGTGGCGTGAACTCCTGCACGGGTATACCCAAGCGACGAAGCTCCTGATACAGCGGCGTACCACTGGATTTCTTCTCAACAATGAACGAATCGGGTTCCCAATCTTTCCATTCACGGATGGCAAGATCTTTCAGTTCAGGAAACTCCACACGCACCTTGATGGCGTTCAGCAGGATGATATGCGGCTCGCCCTTGGTAAGCTCGTCGTCACTGAATACACCAAACGTCAGCAGCGCTGTGTAGTCGGCACGGTTGTTCTTCTCCGCCGCTGCGTCCAGCACCATGATCAGGTACTCGCACTGTGGTGCAGCGTCCCTCTTCCACGGCCTCCACCAGTCCCGCTGGATGATCGCACCCTGCTCACCCGTGGGGTTCTGCATGTACTGTGCGTTCCACTGGTACGCAGGCATCGACGCCTTGGTGCGCTCCAGGGCTTCCAGATCGAACTTCTCAGGCCAGAGAGCCTTGAGACCGCTGGAGGTCTCCAATATGGCCGGGAACTCGAAGACTTCGTACTGGTCGGCCTTGGGATTGTTGGCACCGTCCTTGACGAGGTGCCCGATCAGGTCATCTTGGTGCCAGCGGGTATGAACCACCGCAATTCTGCCCCCTGACATCAGACGAGTACGTGCGCCGAAGGCGAACCACTGGTACGTTTTCTCAAGTTCCTCGAAGTTTCCTGCCAAAAGGTCCTGTTCCGAGTGTGGATCATCGACTAAAAGCAGGTCAGCACCCCGTCCAGCAAGGGCAGCACCGACACCGCAGGCGTAATACTCGCCTCCACGGTTTGTAGACCACCTTCCGGCACTTTTTGAGTCCTGTGCGAGGCTGATTCCGGGGAAAACGGACGCATATTTCGGGTCTGCGATGATATTTCGCACTTTTCGACCAAAATCTACGGCCAAATCCCCTGTGTGGGACACCATCAGCACCTTTTTGTCGGGAAATTTACCCAAAAACCACGCCGGAAACAGCGTACTTATCTGGTGGGACTTCCCGTGCCGGGGTGGAATGGACACTGCGATGCGATCTTTGTGTCCGTAGGCGATGTTGGTCAGCAGTTCTGCGAGCTTTTTGTGGTGGGTCGCAACAATGTACGTTGGATCCATGTGCTGGCAGAAGGCTAGGAGGTCGTCTCTGCATGCTTTTGCATGTTTTCGACGCTCCAACTCCTCCACAACGCTCATCAACTGCTCTTGCTCGGCAGGAGTCAGCTTCCCGATGTTTGCCATCAGGGTCTGGATCTCCGGCACGGTCAGAGTTGTACTCACTCCAGCCCCGCCAAAGCTGTATCAACGTCGATAGGAGCAGTGGTCTCGATGGGCGGAGCCAGGATGGTGGCGTCCTCTGCAGTGTCCGCGCCCATCAGGCGGCGCAGCTTGTCCCGCAGTGTGTTCTCAAGCTCGACCGTGGACCGGTTGTTGACGGTGATCTCCGTGCGCTCGGTGAACAGCCCCACGTCACTGACCTTCCCAAGCAGTTCCAGAGCACGCATGCGCGTCTTGGCGTCGGGGTTCTCGGTCTCCAAGATCAACTTGTTGGTGACGTAGTTGCGCAAGCGCTTGGCGTCGCGCACCACCTCCATGTCGTACTGCGTCAGGATCCGGTCGATGTAGAGCGCACCCTCCGGAGAGGTCATGATCTGCGTGGGAGCAGCCTGACCTGCGTTGACGTACTTGAGCACATCCGCCGCTTGGCGACGCAGGGCTTGCGCCTGCGGGGGCTCAGACTCGTACCCCTCGTCGAGCAGCACGGAAGCGGTCTGGCATGCAGCCTGAGCCTTGGCCCGAAGGGTGGCGTATTCGGCAGTGCTCAGAGTCTTTGCACCGGTCGGAAGGGGGATGAAATCGTCGAGTGGAGCTTCGATCATGGATGGTGGCTTCCCGCGCCGCACCTTGGCGTTCCCCAATACTACTGCACTAGGGAGTCTCGCGTCAACCACGGTTCTTTGGGTCCCATTGACGGGGTAGGTTCTCTGGGTCCCCTTTGGGGGGCGGTTTCCTATTTTGGTACCCCCTACCCACCACTTAGTTTGTAGTCCCTAGTGGCCCTTAATTTTTGTAGTCCCTAGTGGCCCCTAGTTTTTGTAGTTCATAGTGGCCCCTTAGTTTGTAGTCTCTAGTGGCCCCTTAATTTGTATAGTGTTAATGGGGGATTTGTAGTTTCACAGTTTTTGGTCTTCGTTTGTGCGAAATACAGCGCGAACAGCGCGCGGGACTCCAAACTGCCAGCGGGGGGTCGGGGAT